CAGTGTGGCTTTTAAAATCCACTCTTTCTTTTGATTCATCCACTCATCTTCCAAAACAACAAAATCTAGAACATCGATCCGATGTCTTAAATCTCCTATTTTCAAAGTATCACCAGCTTTCACGCCTGTGGGGAGAAAGGAGTCTTTTAACTACATCCTCAACCACTTGCATGTCAAGATTTTCTCTGTGTTCGTAAAGATTAGCTGTAATGAATAAAACAGCTTGATCCACCGTTTTAGGAATCGTTTCAAAATCATCAATACTCATTCTCAAAATTCCTTCACAAAGGGTTTTAGCTGTTTCAAGAAAAGATAAGATGAGCGCATCCTCTAGGCTTTCTCCCTTTTCATCGCAATCAACTCGCAGATACAATTTCGCTTGCTCGAGCGTAACCATAGGTGCGCTCACCTCCTTAGTTTGAGATGACTGCGGCTTCAAATGTAGAAATAGCCGTAAGTAGAGCTTCTTTTGCTCCAATCACTTGGCTTTCCGTTGAAGCTTGGTTTAGTGCTGTAGTTTCAGCATTCAAAATAGAGCTTTCAAAAGCATCAACCGCTTCTTCCGGATACTCCCCCTCATCTGACCCGATTATAGATTCGGATAAAAGCTCTCTTGCAAACTGAAGAGCATCTAGAAGTTCTGATTTATCGGCGGCCATTAACCCCGCTTCAAAAAGAGCTGCAAGCAGTAAATTAAAATCTTTCTTTAAATCAGCAATAGTTGAAGCTGTGCTATCTGCTTGTCCTTGAGCTGGCTTTAAATTCAAGCCTTGGAGGGTGAGTTTAGCACCCTCCAAAACCTCAAGTTCTCCTCCAATAACCCATCTGTTTCCGCCTTGTTCTTTAAAATTTTTAACGTTACTCACAAGTCCCCACCTACGCTTTCATTTGCAGAATCTTCATGGATTCAGCGAGGATTAACTTACCGTCGACTCTTTGAGTGGCTTTAAAGCCGACTTGTCCGGTTACGGCGAAAAGCTCGTTTAGTCTCTGGAACACCCGCCCTTGCCTATCCGCTACCCAATAGTAACCAAAGTCACCAAATGCTACGATTTTGGCTCCGGCAGCAATAGTCGGAACATACGAAGATGTTTTAACAGGCCTATTTAAAATGGTGTCAGGCGTTCCTGCCGTGATAGATGGCTGCCAGAGGTATTGACCGGATCCGTCTTTCAGTTTTCGGATAGCTTTAACAGTTGCATCATTCATTACAAAGGTTGCCTTTTTGCGGTACGGAGCTCTGAGCGAATAGAATAAATCAAGAAGCTCATCCGCTGTAATGTCGGTAGCCTTTGCGGAAGTTGCTCCAAGTTGACCACCGGATGTTTCGTGGAAAATGCCGGTTGGTTTACCCTCACCGTCTCCAACAAAAAACGCCTCTTCCTCCTTAGCACCTATTCTGCGAGCAAACTCTTTCGCAATATAGGNNTNNAGGTTAAANGCGCTNTCNTTTAAAAGTTCNTCGGAAATTTTAATTAAAGTACCGAGTTTGTAGGCTCCGATGGAAACCTGAGTAAAGGCATCATCGCTTTCGGGTACCGCTTCTTCTTCATCAAGCCAAGATGCTGTGCCTTTGCTTGCCACAACCGGAATCTTCCGATCACCGGATGAAGTTGTAATCACATGGGCTAGGCTTCGGAAAATGTTCTCTTCCTCCAAAGCTTCAATCAAAGTCCGTTCAAATTCATCAGGAACTAAATATCCGCCCTCGGAATTAGTTCCGATGGTAAGAGAATTTTGCACATCCCAAGAATTTTTAAATCGCATCGCTTTCCAGAAAGCATTGCTATATTCGGCCGATGCCCTACCGGTCTTTTCTTCCCCGTTTATAGAAGGGGTTGTTCTGATCGGCTGATTAACAGCTTTAGAAAGTTCCAGATCAATTGCGGCTTGTCGCTCTAATCTTTCGATTTCTTTACCAAGGTTTACAACATCAGTTTCCATCCTTTCGTAAACTTCAGTATCCTCAGCTGAAATTAACCCATCATCACCTCTTTTTGAATCTAAAAAAGCCTTGGCATCTGCCCAGGCTTTAGCTCGTTGTTCTCTCAATTTTAAAATTCGTTCCATGTTGCACTCCTCCTTATTTTTTCAAAAGGTCAAGCCTTTTGTCGAGTATGGTAATATCCAAGCCTTGCGGCTCGTTTGCCTCGGGCAGTTTGCCTAAGAATGAATTGACGACCGCCATATTACTAAAAAGCAGCCCTTCCGTTTTCGGNAGATCCGCTTTTTCATCAGGTAATATGATTTTGTCGGCAAAGCCTAGTTCAACGGCCTTTTTAGCATTAAACCAACTTTCATTGTTCATTAAATTAGAAAGTTTTTGCCGCGAGAGTCCCGTCTTTAGTTCATAAGCATTAATAATGCTCTCCTTCACTTCATCGAGCATAGTTATGGCCCTACTCATCTCCCCCGAATCGCCAAAGGCAATAGTCATAGGGTTATGAATCATAATCATGCTTACAGGCGACATTAAAACTTCGCCTCCTGCCATTGCAATAACTGATGCGGCGCTTGCCGCAATTCCGTCAATTTTTACCGTTACTTTTCCTTTATAGTCCATCAGCATATTATAGATTTGGCTGGCGGCAAAAACATCTCCGCCCGGTGAGTTAAGCCAGACAGTAATATCCCCGCCATTTTCTAAAAGCTCATCTTTAAATCGCTTAGGCGTTATCTCATCGCCAAACCAAGTTTCCTCAGCAATTGGTCCATCGAAATAGAGCGTACGCTCATCTCCATTTTGTACCCAGTTCCAAAACTTCCTCTTCAAAGGCTTATACCTACCTTTCTTTTGCGAATGCTCCCGCATCGTTAAGCTGCGTCATATTTCCATTCACTAAATACAGATCACCACCTAACTCTTCAGGAATGCGATTCATATCTTCAAGTTCTCTTATGTCGTTAGAAGAAAGCCAGCCATTTTGTCGGCCTGTGGCATAGCCTGCCATCCTAGATGCGTAATCGCCTCTAAGCAGTCCATCCACATTAAACTTCACAAAGTATTCCTTCTTCTCGTTTTCCTTAAAAAGCGATTTTTGAATGGCCTGTTCCCACCTAGACACCCACGGATCTAAGGTGTACTTTACAAACTCTAGGCTCTGCTGCTCGATATTTGAAAAACTTGATTTCTCCAAATCTCCAATCATGTGCGGAGGAATTCTAAAAATACGGGCAATCTCGTTTATTTGAAATTTGCGAGTGGCAATAAACTGGGCCTGCTCAGGCGGAATACCGATAGGCTGAAACTTCATCCCTTCTTCAAGCACAGCAATGCGGTGCGCATTCCCGCTCCCTTGATAAACTGCATTCCAGCTATCCCTAACACGTTTAGGATCCTTAACGACCCCCGGATGTTCTAACACACCTCCCGGGTTTGCTCCGTTGGCGAAGAACTTAGCTCCATACTCTTCCGTTGCAATGGCCATGCCAATCGCATTTTTAGCCATAGCAATCGGTGAATAGCCGACTAGACCATCAAAACCTAGTCCGGGAATGTGGAAAACTTCATCCCGCCTTAACAGCACCGTTTCAGTATCCTTCCGGTATTCATAGTAAAGCTCGCCCCCTGCGCCTCGCTTGACCGTCATCTTGTCCGGCATCAAAGGGTAAAGGGCAAGAATATTTCCCCTCCCGTCTCTGATGATTTGTGCATAGGCATTTCCCCAAAGCAAAAGATGACTCATCAGTGTCTCTCGAAACACAAATGAAGTCATCTCTGGGTTAGGTTCATCATGGAGCAGGTAGTAAAGCTGATGGTCAGGCGCTTTTTCTTTACCCCTTTCTGTGTGTTTATAAGTGTGAAGAGGTAAACTTGCTAAAGTCTCAGATAAAACTCTGACGCAAGCATAAACTGCGGTTGTCTGCATTGCGGTTCGTTCATTTACTACTTTGCCACTTGTAGTGCTTCCGAAAAAGAAGGTGTAAGCACTGCCTAAAAAATTATTTTGCGGCCTTTCTCTTGGTTTGAAAAGCCTATTTAAAATAGACATTTAAGTTTATCACCTCCCAAGTTATCAGCATTTTCTANCATAGTGCTTGCAAATTGGAAAATTGTGTGTTATAATGTTTTTGGTCCAGGGAGACTGGCCCAGGGAGACACATAACCCACCTCTGCCCAGAGGTGGGTCTTTCTTTTCTAAAAAAATTACGATTGAATTTGGATATAAAAAAGGCATCTACCGAGAGACAGATGCTTTATGGCTTTATGGCTTTATGGCTTTATGGCTTTATGGCTTTANNGNNTNANGGCTNATANGCAAATAACCCTAACCCTCTTATGTTTAGAACACTTTTTGACAAACAGAGCCTATTACACATTCTTGACAATTGGGGTTTTTGGGCCTACACCATGTCCTTCCAATTTCCCAACACGAAAAATCAATAATGCCTGGAAATTCCGGATATAACTCTCTAGCTTTATATACAATTGAATCTGCATCTGCATCCGGACTAACAAGCCCGCTTCTTCTAAACACACGAAAAATATGAACGTCGGTCGAAATATCTATAGAATAGTAGTCGGACATTGGAACTTTAAAATCTCTAACTAAGATATTCGTTGCCATAGTGGCTATCTTCGGACCCACACCATCAAACTGTAAAAACCTATAAACTACTGCTGCACTACTCGGGTTTCTTGCCCAAATATTGGATGCGTCTTGGTTATATTCCGTCACAATCGTCTGGACTGCATTATAAAACACTTTTGCCATTGTATCATTATATCGATGAAGTTTCTGCTCATTGAACATCTCCAAATAACCATCCAGAGAAATACTGTTCAGCTTTTCAATAGAAAAGCTCCCCAAAATCTCGCGCATTTTTGCAGGTATCATCCAAGCAATCTCAGCTTGAACTTGTCGATCCATACAGCATGCTAATACATAGGCGTGAGGATGGCTGTCAAAATCATTTAAAAGTATGTTGGCGTTTTCATCTTTTACAAATATTACAGGACCGGCTTTGGGTTCGGCAAATTTCTTCTTGCCAAGTGTTACTAACAAATGTTCCCCGTTCTTATGAGTATCCACAGAAAAACCTCCATGACCAAAAAACCTGTTTTAATAATGGATTCATTTAAAGAATCAAAAGTCCTCTATCCGCATAAACCGAATCCGTCACTTGTCCCTGATTCCTAAGCGCCCTATCAAGCGCCATAATAGTTGCTACAGCACCGTCAATTCGCTCGGTGCTTTTTTCTTTATCTGGTTTAATATTACCGGCGGGATCTGTTCTAACAAAGATATTATCCATCATCCAGCGAAGTACCGGATGACCTCCGTGAGCAATTTTTTCTTCTAGCGTCAGCTTCATTAACTCTTTTGTTGGAGGAGACATGTCTTTATATCCTTGACCGAAAGGAACAACTGTAAATCCTAAACCATCAAGGTTTTGCGTCATTTGAACTGCCCCCCATCGATCAAAGGCAATTTCTCTGATGTTATACTTCTGCCCAAGCTCTTCTATGAAGGCCTCTATGAATCCATAATGCACCACATTACCTTCAGTTGTATAAAGAAACCCTTGTTTTTTCCAAACATCGTACTGCACATGATCTCTGCGAACTCTTAAATCCAGATTAGCTTCCGGCATCCAAAAGTAAGGCAGTACAGAGAATTTATCATCTTCATCTTCCGGCGGAAATACTAAAACAAAGGCAGTAATGTCAGTTGTGGAAGAAAGATCAAGTCCGCCATAGCAAATCCGGCCCTCCAGGGCCTTTTCATTAACCGCAAATGCGCAGGCATCCCATTTATTCATAGGCATCCAGCGCACAGATTGTTTCACCCACTGGTTAAGTCTTAGCTGTCTAAAACTGTTTTCTTCAGCCGGATTTTGTTTGGCACTTTCGCATGCTGCTTCTACCTTATCTATTTCAACGGTGATGCCAAGGCTGGGATTACTTTTAGCCCACACTTTAGGACAAGTCCAATCCTCGTCTTCCGCCGCCCCGTAAATTAATGGATAAAATGTAGGATCGGCTTTTCTTCCTTCTAAAAGGTCCTGAGCTTTCTGATGTACTTCATAACAGATACTCTGTGTATCACTTCCGGCTGTTGTAATTAAAAAGAATAATGGCTGGGCCCTGGCATCACCGGAGCCTTTAGTCATAACATCATAAAGCCTTCTATCGGGCTGCGTATGAAGCTCATCAAACACAACTCCGTGAACGTTAAAGCCATGTTTAGAGTAGGCTTCCGCTGAAAGAACTTGATAGAAACTGTTTGTCGGTAGATAAACAATTCTCTTGGTAGAAGTAAGAAGCTTCACTCTTTTACTGAGTGCCGGCGACATTCTTACCATATCAGCCGCAACTTCAAAAACAATGGAAGCTTGCTGCCTATCAGCGGCGCAGCCATAAACTTCCGCCCTTTGTTCCCCATCACCGCAAGTTAAAAGTAAAGCAATAGCAGCGGCAAGTTCAGATTTTCCCTGTTTTTTAGGAATTTCCACGTAGGCTGTATTAAACTGTCTATAACCATTCGGTTTTAAAATACCGAAAAGGTCCCTTATGATTTGTTCTTGCCAATCAATTAAATCAAAAGGTTTTCCGGCCCAGATTCCTTTAGTGTGTTTTAGGGCCTCAATGAAAGCTACCGCATAGTCGGCGGCAGCTTTATCGTAAATGGAATCAGGAGCCATAAAGGGAGTCGGTTTATAGTTTTTTAATTTACGCAAAATGCTACCCCCTAAATTTTTATATAAAAAAAGAGCCTCTGCAAAAGAAGCTCTTTCGTAATTTTCGTTCTTAAAATTTTCCCGTTAAAATGAAGTTCCAGTACTCTTTTTTGTTCGTTTCGAGGTAAGCAGCTAGTTCTTTAAAACCCTTATCCTCTGCCAAAAGGCTTACTCTTTCGATGTCAAACATGTTTGTAACTCCGCTTTCTCTGATTTTTAAAATTTGCTTTTCGATTTTAATCTTCAATAGGCTCACCTTGATCTTCAGTAAAGTTTAAAACGTAGTGGTCTTTATATTCTGCTAAGAAACGTCCCGAGTTTGGGTCAATCCCTGTGATTGTAACTTCTTCTCCCGCTTTAATTTTAACGTAGCGTCCGTTTAGTTTTGCGTACCCCGGTCTGCTTTCTAAAAGTCTGGCTTTCATCTTATTTTCCCCTCTCTGAGTGTGTTTTTGTTGTCATGTACATATATCACTCAGAACGAGATTAATAGCAAGTCATTTTTGCAAATAGATGTACTTTATTTTTCTAAAACGACAGATTCTCGATCTCGCCAAAACGTACCTTCAAAGCCCTCTACTTTAATCCCGTAAAGACCGCTTTCTTTTTCAACAATCTCTCCACTCAAAAGCTCACCTTTGGAAATCAAATAAACATAAGCACCCAATTCCAAAATTGTATAATTGCCACTCATACCGACACCACCTTAGATTCTTCCATACCTTCTACACATAGAAAGGTATTTCGCTATTAAATTCAGGCTTTTCTCACGCTATCAACACCGAAAACAACACCTAAGGAAGATCCCGAATCCCATTTCACGAAAATGGTACCCGTATCGTCTACAAAATCTACCGTTCCTCGATCTCCCGGTTTAAGCTTGGTGTACTGATCCTCCATGGCCCTAAGCTCAACTCTTGTACCCGCAGGATATTTCTCTCTGATTCTTTCCACAATTTCTTTACTTGGAAATCTATTCATCGCTTTTTGCCTCCGCAGCGCTTAGATTTGGTATGCCATCTCTAAAAGCACTATTTCCATTTAAATTCTTTAAGAGAATCTTTCGAGCCAATTTAAACTTATCTCCAACGAAGCCCAGCTGAATTAAGAAAACCCGGAAAGTGAATTTTTCATTTGGAACAGGCCCATCTTTTACAGTTACCCGCTTTCTCCTTTTCGCAAGTTCGCAGAGGCCTTGAATAAAATAATTGTAAGCCTCTATTTCTTTTCCATTCGCTAGAGGAAACCAAGGAAACTGCAGTGTCGTTTCAGTTTGCAAAACAGGAAGTGATTCTGCTCCAATTGCCTTTTTAATTAAACTTTCTTTACCTGCGATAAGTTTGTATAGGTTTTCGAGAGCCTGCTCACTGAAACCGTCAAGAGGGTATTCTATCGTAATCCCATCCACCGGTTCGTCCATTTCAAATCCCTTTTTGGAAAGTTTCCTTTGTAATTCATCCATTAAACCGGGATCACTTAAAGGATCCTGTAAGATTTCCCCGTCCCTGTCCACTTTAAAGTCACCGATTTCGTAAGCGAAGCTGGGTGCTCCCAGATAGTTTGGGGTTAGATCTAAAATCTCGCCTATGGCTTTTACTAAATCTTTTCTGTTTACGGTCATTTCAGCTACCACCTTTCATTTTGGTACTACATACATCACTCAGGCGGTGTAAAATAGCAAGTCTTAAATGTGGATTTTGTAGAAATCAGCCGGTAGTTTACAATTTAAAAGAGTCTCTTTCGAGGCTCCGCTTGCTTTAGGCTTTCTCTGCCGCTTTCTTTCCCGCATCAAAGGCTGCTTCCAAGGCTGCTTTGATGCTCCAAACGCTGTGTTCGTTAAAGTCTAGGCTGTCGCTCCATCTTGTTTCTAAGGTTTCTAGGTTTAAGGT